GGCCAAGGCGTTTCAGAAGCAATTGGAAGCGCTTTTAACGCCGATCCAACTGGCTTAATTGGGCCGAACGCTGCTCAACAAAAACTTGCCCAAGCTCAATTGGCTTTTGCAACTGCTTATTTGCGTAAAACTTCAGGTGCAGCATTTGGCGCATCTGAAATTGCCAACACTATTAAAGAATATTTTCCATTGCAAGGCGAAGGCGCTGCAATAATTCAGCAAAAAGCAGCGGCACGCAAACGCGCTGTAGAGGGCATGAAAATTTCAACAAACGCCGAAGGCAAAAAGTACATTAACACTTTTAGTGATGGCGGTGCGCCTGCGGCTGGCGTTGACACCAGCAACCCTTTGCTGCGGCGTTAAGGAATCAAAATGGCAGACTTGGCCGCAATTCTTAAAGACCCAAATTATGTCAACGCGAACCCAGCTACCAAGCAGGCTATCTTTGACAAGTTTGCGCCGCAAGACCCAAATTTTGCAAACGCAAATTCTGAGACTCAATTAGCCATTCGCAGCAAGTTTGGCTTGACGCCTGTTGACAGCGGCATTCCTGAGGGCCGTAGTGGCGTAAGCCAAATTCCAACTGAGGCAAGCGCTAATTTAACGCCTACTGGTTCAGAACCAGTCTCTATTCGCGACCGCATCATGGGCGTGATTGAAACGCCTGCGGCGCTTGTTGGTGGCCTTGCTGGTGGCATAGCTGCACCAATTGCTGGGATGTACGGTCAACTGTCTAGTCCTGCGCCGCAAGGGTCACCAGCAGCTATGGCGGCTGGCGAGGCAATGGCTGCAAAGGCTCGCGCTCAGTTCTACCAGCCCCGCACAGAAACAGCCAAACAAATCCTTGGCGCTGTTGGCGGTGCAATGGAGGGCTTGCCGCCCACATTGGGCGGTGTGGGTACATCATTAAATGCGTTAGTTGCCCCAACCGTGCAACAAGCCGGTGCAATGGTGCGCCCAGCAGTCTCTCAAGCCGTTGCGCCAGTGCGTAATGCTTTGACCCGCAAGCAACCAGACATGGTGGGCATGGGCGCAGCTAGCACAGCAGAGGACTTGATGCGTCAGCAGCGCTTGGAGCAATTTGGCATCCGTGCCACCGCTGGTGAGCGTGAGCGCAACTTGCAAAAGCAGCAGTTTGAGTCTGAGGTGCAACGTGGTGCGGTTACTGGCATTTCAGAAGATGCAAAGGTTGCATTGTCTGAGCAAATGAGAAGGTTTGAGGCTGGTAAAAGACAAGACATTGTTCGCAATTTTGAACGCATGACGGCTGAAACTGGCGCTGAAGTTGCCGATCCAACCCAATTGCGTGCTGTTGGCAAGATTGTTGACAAAACGCTTAATGATGAGTACACCAAAAAGTATGACCAATACAAGGCGTTGTACAAAAAAGCAGATGAAGCTGGTGAAACATTACAACAAGTGCCTTATCAAAGTTTGCTTGATTTTATTGAAACCAAAACGCCAACACAACGTCAAAAATTAGACCCAATTTTGGATTCTGTGGCTGAGTCATTAAGAATGAATGATCCGCAAGGCACTGGAGCAATTTCAGTTCGAGCGCTTGAAGACATTTACCAGCAGATCGGCACGGTCAAAGACTCAGCAAATGCCAAGCCTATGAAAAACATCATTACCCAAATGGGTGAAGGTGCTGGCGGTGAGTTGTATCAAAAAGCGCGTCAATCCAGAGCGCAGTTGGCCAAAGAGTTTGAAGATGTTTATCGCGTTGACAAATTGCTTGGCACAAAGGCTGGCTACGCTGACCGCCAAGTGGCGCTTGATGATGTGTTTAAGTATGTGGTGCTTGACGGTTCATTAGAAGAAATGCGCACAGTCACTAAATTGCTTAAAAAAGGTGGCAAAGAAGGTCGCAAAGCCTATGCAGAACTGCAAGGTCAAACCATTCAGCAGATGAAAGAAATGCTCACCAAGGGTGATCAGATGTCTTTCAAAAACTTGAACACTTTGATTAATCAGTTGGACAATGAGGGCAAGCTGGACTATATGTACGGTAAGGCAGGCCGTGATCAAATTCTTGACTTGCGGGACGCCATTAAAGATGTGGTGGTAAAAGAGCCAGGCGCTGTGAATTATCCAAATACCGCAGGCGTTGTGCTTCGGGGTTTGGAAATTTTGCAAAAATCGCCGATTAAAATACCCGGCACTCAAACAGCAGCCGAATTTGCTCGCACTCGCCAAGTTAAAAAACAGGTTGAAAAATCATTGGAACAACCTAACCAATTGGCACCAAAACAACCTAATCAAAACGCACTGACGGGACGATAAATGGATTACCAAGTCTTGTTCAACGGCGCTGTTATCTTGGCGTCTTTTTTTGGCGGGTGGACACTGAATACCATCACCAAGTCGTTGGAGCGCCTGGACGCCGATGTGCGGGCCATGCCCGCCAACTACGTGGCCCGTAATGACTACCGCGAAGACGCCCGCGAGATCAAAGAAATGCTCAACAAAATCTTTGATAAGCTGGAAAACAAAGTTGACAAGTGATCGATCCCTTCACAGCCCTAGCGGCCATCCAGACAGCAGTTAAGCTCGTCAAGGCTGCATCAAAGACGGTGCAGGATGTGGAGTCGCTTGGCCCTGTACTGGGTAAGTTTTTCAGCGCCAAGTCAGACGCCATCAAGGTTGTCCAGCAGTCCAAGACCGGCGGCTTCAAAGGCAGTGCGATGGGCAAGGCCATCGAGCTTGAGCTTGCCATTGAGAGCGCAAGGGCGTTTGAGGAAGAGATCAAGATGCTCTTCTTCCAAAGCAACAAGATGGATGTCTGGGCCAAGATTTTGGCCCGTGCTGCAAGTATCGACAAGGAAGCCGCACATGACGCCAGACGCCAGCGCGAGGCGGCTGCAAGGCACAAGAAAGAGATGGACGAGATCATTACCCTTGTCCTGATGTTTGTGGTTCTGGCGCTGGTCTGCGGCGGTGTCGGATGGATCATCTACAAAGCTGTGCAAGAGTGCGGTGGGCGGTGCTGATTGTGGGTAATGAAAATATGTTTTCTAACTTTGACCTGACTAAAGCCATTGGCGCAGTTGCTGCCAGTATTGCCGCGCTTGGCGGCGGTTACACCTTGGCCGACAAAATTGGGTGGTTTGACAGGGCCATTATTCAGTGGGCACCAGAGCATTTCAAGATTGTTGCAGAGGCTGGACAGCCCATCAATGTCACGGTTGCCCGTATTAAAAAGCGTGATGACTGCTCAGTGGAGGGCTTTACCCCAAGCATTAGAGACGCAGCAGGTATGGTGCACGAGGCAACTACCACCGCAAGCAAGTTCAGCGGCCCAGCCGGGCCAGAGATTGACACGTTTACCTATCAGTTGACGATGGTGCGAAAAGAAAAGATTGCGCCCGGTAAAGCCACCTTGCTGGCGACCATCAAATACAAATGTCCAGAGGGTGAGCGTATCGTGCAATACCCCCGCCATACAAACCTAAGTTTTGACTTGAAAGGCTAAATATGTTCCCACTTACAGCACTCCTTGAAGTCGGTAACAAGCTCATCGACAAGCTCATCCCAGACCCTGAAGCCAAGGCCAAGGCCCAGATGGAACTGGCAAAGCTGGCGCAAGACGGCGAACTCGCCAAGATGGCGAACGACACCAAGTTGTTTGAGGTCGAGCAAGAGAACACCACCGACCGCTGGCAAGCCGACATGGGCAGCGACTCTTGGCTGTCCAAAAACATCAGGCCAATGGCCCTGATCGCCATCTTCATCGCCTTCTTCCTGTTCACCATGATGAGCGCCTTCGGTTACAACGCGCAAGAGTCCTACGTCCAACTGCTCGGCCAGTGGGGGCAGATCATCTTCCTTGCATATTTTGGTGGCCGTACAGTCGAAAAGCTGGCTGACATGAAAATGAACAAGAAATGAACCTCACCGATCACTTCACGCTAGAGGAACTAACCACCACCAGCCATCGCCAGTTCGACAACACGCCGAACGATGCGGAGATGGCAAACTTGGTGCTGCTGGCTGAGTTCTTGGAAAAGGTCAAGACCTACCTTGACGGCAAACCGATCATGATCAACAGCGCTTTTCGATCCAAGCAGGTCAACGACAGCGTAGGCAGCAAGGACACCTCACAGCACCGCACGGGCTGCGCGGCTGACATCAGGGTGCCAGGCATGACGCCAGACGCCGTGGTAAGGGCTTTGGTGGCCTCTACGCTGCCGTTTGACCAGATCATCCGCGAGTTTGACGCATGGACGCACATCAGCATCAGCGACAAGCCGCGCCGTCAAGCGCTGATCATTGACCGCGCTGGGACTCGGCCTTTCGCATAAGCGCCCGATACGCCTCGATGGCGTCCTTCACATCGCGCTGAAGGGTTTCAATGCGTTCGTTCTGCGCGGTCATCTTTGCGTTTGCCTCCTCGGCAAACTGGGCTAAGTTTTCCTGCGTCCAAGTCTTAAAGTTTGACATCGCGTTTCTTGATTAGTCGGTTAATTACTGAGTGACTTACGCCAAACTTGCGGGCTATCTCTCTGGCGCTGACGCCAGCATCGTGCAGTGTATATACGCGGCTGACCGCCATGTCTCTAGATGGCCGTCCCGCACCTTCCCTTTTGCCTCCGTGGGTCATCGTTTGTGTATCTTAAGTTGGTTTGGCCTTTGCGCCAGCATAGCAGCCGTCTTGCCGCTGATAGATAGCGTGCCGTAGGTGGGTATGTCCTCACGAATGCGCTCAATGGCTCTAGATGAGGCTAGGCTGCGCTTGCGTGCCGTGTTGTTGGCGTTGAGTGTCTCGCCGCGCTTGGCGCGTTCCTCGTCGGTGTACTGCTTCCAGTCAAAAGCGTTGGTCATGTGTTTTCCTTGATGTCGTAGAACCAGTCATCGCCAGCGCTCCACTTGCGTGTGCCGTCTACAGTCCAAAACTGTTGTGCGGCCTTGAAGTCTGGGAACTTTGTTTCGGTAGGTATCAGGCTTTGGTCGTACCACAGGCATCTGTTGTTGGGCTGGCAGGCAAACTGGCCGTTGTCCAGCATGATCCAGTTGAACGATTTGTGTTCTTCTGCCTGCTCTGTAAAGCCTGTGTCCAAGGCCAGTTCATCAGCGCAGAAGTCTACGGTAAACAGATAGCGTCCAAAGTGCCAATTCCGATCCTTGCCTAAGAACTTGACGCCGAGGTTGCGTAGGCCGATCTTTTCCACAATGGTGAAGCGGTAGCCCATGCAGTCCCACAGTTGCAGGGTGTCGATGGGCAAGTCGCCGTGGTCTTCTTTCCACACATAGGCATGGATGGGCAGCTTGTCGTACAGCGCACCGTAGGCGGGCAGCAGCGACTCTATGCGGAACACTTGACCGCGCAGGGCTTTCAGACTGACCCAGATGGCTGGCTCCAACTCGCCGTGCCCCTTCTCAAAGTTGTACAGAAACTCGCGCTTGACGAAGCACTTGATGGGCGGCAGTGATGCGATGATGTAGCTCATGTGTTCTTCTCCTTGAGTTTGGCTTCGATGGCTCTCCACAAAGCCCACAAAGCCAACCCAGACGCGCTAAGTTCAGACAACTCCTCATCCGTCAACCCTACCCACGGGCGCTGCGCTGGCTGCGCCAAGGCTTCTTTGATGGCGGTGATGCGGTCGTCAACAGGCCATAAACCAGCCTCCCGCGCCATAAGGATGATGTCTTCTTTAGTCATGCTTGTCCCCTTGCTCGGATGGCATCTGCCAAGTCCGTGTTGTTCTTTGCGTAGCTGTCAACCAATTCAAGAATCGCCCAACGCTCTGCTGCTGCGACAAGGGCGGCGAAGCGTTCAAGCTCAGGCCAGCCAGCTTGGTGAAAATTAATTCCGCAATCCCTCGCCATTCGAATGATGTCTTCTTGTGTCATATCAGCAAACTCCAAATCCAAACGCCAGTAAAGAACAACAGGATGCAAACCACGGCCAGCGCACCCATGATGGCGGTCAGCATCACCGTGCCAACTGTCTGCCACGCCTCGGACACCGGCTCGATGTCAGCAGGGACGATGGGGTACGCCTTGACCTTCCTGACAGTCGCCGTGTCGTAGGCGCAGTCCCACACGCACTCGGGCAAGTGCGGGCAGTCGATGCGGCCCGTGTCGCAATAGCGGCGCGTCATGTCAGCCTCCAAATGCGGACGCCCCCGTCTACAGTGCGGGTTGCAAACCTTACGCCCAGCTTGTTAGCCTCTCTGCGAAAGGTGTTCTGCTGGCTTTTGCTAAAGTCAGCGACAAGAAAGCTGTCGCCCGCCTCCATCTGCGCCAGCGCCTCGGCGTACTCATTGCGGCGGCTTGGCAGCTTAATGCCCTTGTCGATTTTGATCATGTTGCCTCCACTGGCGCTTGGTACGCCTTGAGGCGCTTGACTCGGCTCTTGTTGAAGGCCACCGATGCCTGCGCCCATTCCACCCCCGTTTCAGCTTTCAGAAGGGCCATTTCAGCCTCAGCCAGTTCGGCAGCAATGGCCTGCGCTGGTGTGATCACTTTGAAAATGTCTAGTATGTTCATGGCGCTCCTCACTTCACAAGGACATCAAAGTAAGCAAGCATTAGGACAACGCCTAAGCCGACCAAGATTACGGCTCCGATAAAACTCATCAACGAGCATCGAGCTTGATCCATGTTCTGCTGGGTAAAGTAAGTTTGTTTCATTTCGTTTTCTCCTTAGTTAATTTACTGACATATCCACGCACTTTGGCGGCGTGTTCTTGGGTGAGGTAAAACTCGACTCGGACTAAGCCAAGCGCCTTTCGGCGCTGGCGCAGTGCTTGGACTCGTTGGGTTGGGGTCATGCTAGTGGAAGCATCTTGTAGGCAGCGCGTGCTTCAGCATTGAATTGGCGTGTTGATGACTCGCTAAAGTCAAAACCAGAAACGCTCATTTCGTTTTGAACGCGCAAAGCAGTCTCAAGATCAATTTTGAGCAGTGCTGCAATTTCTCGTGTGTAAATGTTCATGTCGTTTTCTCCGTTGTGTTGTTGATGATTGAATTCTAACACTGTTTCCGGTAACTCATAAACTAGGGACAAACCCTAACACCATTTCTTTAGCCTGATCAGCCCCTTTTGCAACGAAACAAATGTAGCCACAGCCCTCCAGATAGGCGATCCAATCCTTCTGCTCGGCGCTGAGACTGCCGCCCTTGACTCGTTTCATCTCCACCCACAAGCGCCAGTCTGGAATGAACAGGTCAGGCACGCCAGCAGAAACGCCTTCGACCTTCAAGCGCCCTGCCGTAGCCATGCTTCTAGCACCGCCATTTGGGATAGCAAATATACGCACGCCCTTGTAGCCTTGGCGAAACCAGCGCACAAACTCGCGTTGCTCCTCATGCTCGGTTGGTATGCGGTCTAGAACGGACATTGAACCTCCCACTTGTCGCACTCGCCCACGGCATTGGCAAATTCTGGTGGCGGTGGGATAAAGAACTCAACGCACAAGCCATCAACGCCGTAATGCTCACAGGTGTGGCAGCACCTTGGTGGGCCTGCTTTGTCCCACTCGCGCCACTGGATCAAAAACTCTGGCTCTGGTTGTCTCATTTCATCCCCCGTTGTTGTGTAAATTTCATCCAGCACTTGCCGCAATACCACTTGGCCCTGACATCAATGCCGCCCTTCGGGTCAGCGTCCAGCTTGCAAACATCGCAATGCTTGAGCTTTTGAGCGTTGCTCATTTGTTCTTCAACAGTCATGCCCACCGCCTACGCATTACGCGAAAAAACTTGCCATCTTTTTTAAATTCAATGCTGCTCGGTGGTTGCGTTTGATTCATGTTGGCTGCCATCTCCTCAAGCGACTGCACATTAAGGCCACCTGGCTTGATCTGAGCCCGTTCTGCTATGGTTACGAGCTTCTGCAAAGCGCTCTGGCCCGCATAACCATCATGCGTAACGGCCAAGTACTCGGTCACCGCCGGATCACTCAAGCCGCCGTAGTAAGTCACCGCCAGCATTTCCTTGCCCGATGCCTTGCTTATGTGCTTGCGCCATGTCCAGCTTGTTACATCCAGATCACGCCCCTCCAGCCCCATGATGTCGTCATCGTGCAGCTTGAGTTTCTTTGGCTCTGGGGCTGGAAAGGCATGACCACAGGCCGAGCAAACAGACGCTGATATGGCGCACAACTCGCCGCACTCATCGCAGACCTTCACTGGCGCTTCGCCATTGCCATCACCACCCTTCTTTGGGGGCTGGACGGCGGTGATCGGCCCGTGGCTTGACACCACGCCAGCAAAGTCCAGCACCAGGCAGTCGGCCTTGCCAGTGTTCGGCCTCATGCCTCGACCTGCTTGTTGCAGATATAAGCCTGGGGACATAGTTGGTCTAGCCATCACCAGCAGATCAATGGCTGGATGGTCAAACCCGACATTCAAACATCCGACCTGCGTAATTGCTGTAATCTTTCCAGACTTAAAATCGGCAATAGATTGCTCTCGATCTTTTTTTGCCATGTCACCAGTCACGGAAACGGCAGACACTCCACGACTTAAAAGAATGTCACGCAAATGCTCGGCGTGCTTTACACCCGTTGCAAAAAACATCCAACTTTTGCGGCCATCAGAACGATTGATGACCTCATTAATCATGGCATCGTTATTGTCTGATGTGTCAACAGCCGCTTGAAGTTCAGACTCAATAAAATCACCTCCTCGTTTGTGAACGCTGCTGGTGTCAAATTTAAAGCTGGTTTGCTTGCTGCGTAATGTCGCAAGATAGCCCTTAAAAATAAGTTCTTCAATGCTTATTGGCTCAATGAGTGCATCAAAGATCGCTGGCTTATCTGTAATCATTCCGTGGCCAAGACGAAATGGGCTAGCTGTAAAACCAATGACGCGCATGGATGGATTTATTTCCATAAAGTCATTGATGATTTTGCGATAGCTTCCTTCATCTTTATGAGAAATGTCATGTGCCTCATCCACCAGTAAAAGATCGCAATGACCAATCTTCTTTGTGACACGAACAATTGAAAGAGGCCCGCCAATGGTGATGGGTTCTCCCAATTGCTTTTTACCTGCACTTGCTGAGTAAATGCCCATTGGAGCACCTGGCCAAATCGCGCGTAGCTTTTCGGCGTTTTGGTTTATCAATTCAACGCTGCGCGTAAGCATCACGATATGCGTCTCCGGCCATTCCGTAATTGCTTTGCGACACAGTTCGGCGATAACAATGCTTTTTCCGCTGCCAGTCGGCAACACAATACATGGATGACCTGTGTTTTTTCCAAGCCAATCGTAAAGCATTGATAAAGCACGCGACTGGTATTCCCTCAGCTCTATTTTTTCCATGTAACGCCTCTTCTAACGTTATTTATCGTTGTTCTTGTAACGCCAAATTTTTCAGCTAATTCCCTACCGTTTAAATTAGAAACAAATATTTCTTTAACATTTTCTTCGGTCAACTTTGAGCGTCCGTTTTTCTCTCCAACGTAATGGCGTTTTTTTTGTAGTGCGTCTTGCGCGTTGTCTTTTGTTGTGCCAACAAACAAATGGTCTGGATTGACGCATCCAGGGTTATCGCAGTGATGGCAAACAATCAATCCATCAGGAATTAATCCCTTGTAAATTTCATAAGAAAGCCGATGCGCTCTTGTGTTTTTTCGGTCACCAGGCAATACGCCATACCCGTCTTTGTCTGTGTGTGCCCTCCACTGCCAGCAGCCGCTATCAAGTTTTGCAAAACGAGAAAAAAAACGATCATGCAAAGTTCCAGACTGACGAAGCCTCATGGCTTTCATGGCGATTGAGTTTTTTTCCGCTTTTAAGCAACCACATGATTTACTTCCTCCACTTCGAATAGTCATGCCATAAACCACCTGCTTTGTTCCGCATTCGCAAATGCAATTCCAGAATTTTCCCGTCTGCTTTGTTTCCGCAGGTTTTGTTGCCTCTGACAACACCGTCCAACGGTTGTACTTAAGTCCGACCATTTCAATTGTTGGTTTGCCCATAATAACAATTTCCTTACTTGGTGAGAATATTGTCATTGTAGCGCATATAGCTGGTCTATGGTGCGTTGTTGGTAGTCACGGAGCATTAAAACAACTCCAAAGAAAATTGATCGTCAGACATCTTTGCAACACAATGCGGGCTGCACCAGATCGTTTCACTGGCGCTGTTGGCCACAGCCTCGTCGGTAATGGCGTAGCCTTTGCGAGCAGTCCATTTGCGCTCAGTCCAGCCTTTTGCCAGCAAAGCGTCATGCTCCCCGGCATGGCCGCAAATCACAATGCGCAGCTTGGGGTTGTCGCCGTTGGTTGCGCACCATGTGCCCACCTCTGCGGGCAAGTTGGTTCCCACCCCTCCGGCTGCATAGTCCATCTCACCTTTAAAGTATGGCGGGTCGAGAAAAACAGCAGTCAGTCCATGGCGCACGGTCACCGAGTCCTTGACCACCCGCGACCAATCGCCGCACGCTACGCGGACATCACGCAGGCGGTCATGCAAGGAGGCAAACCATGTGTAAATAAACTGGCCTCGCCCGGCGCTCAGGTGCGGGAGTTGACGGTTAATGCCTTGCCCGGCGCTCAGGTGCGGGAGTTGACGGCGATCAACCAGCTTTTCACCGTCATGAATCCACGGGCCTTCACCACCGCACCAGCCAGAACCAATCCAATTGCACGCGCCCCAACACCACCACCCCGCCATCTTTGCGTCAAAGTAATCAGGATCAGCGTGCAGTTTTTCGGTTAAACCTTGCACATGGCGCACCAGCCATGAATGACGGGCAAACAAGTCGTTTTCATTGCAGGGCCAGTCGGCATGATGCGCCACAGCCTCAGAGTCGGCGTGGATGGCTCGCCAAAAGTTGGCCACAAAGCCGTCAAAGTCGTTAATCGTTTCAATGCGCTTGCCTTCCGGTGCACCCAGCAACATGGCCGCGCTTCCCGCAAAAGGTTCAACGTAGTTTTGCACATCACCAAAGGCGTGCCAAACCAGCTCGCACGCGCCAGATTTCCCGCCAAACCACGGAAATGGCGCTGCTAATGTTCCAGAATTAGTTTTCACCCCACCACCCTTCCATCAAACTGCTTACGCATCTCAGCAATCAGCGGATCACCGCTACCGCAAGCGTCAGCGTTAGCCAGCAATTCTGTGGATGAGTACACGCCCTCTTGCTCTGGGTCGCCGTTAGCCAATGTCACGCCATTGATCTCATACACGGCAGTGAATTCGTCCGGCCCGTCCTTGCGCGGCCAAGGCACTAAGTCAGGGTGAAGCACATGCGACTCGCAACCCTTGTGCTGTGCGTCCACTGGGATCACATCGTCCCACTTGGCGCAGTGCCAAGTTGAATCAGGCATTGGCGTGGCGTTGGCGCATGTGCGGCAATTGACATGTTTGGTGGTCTTGGTTTCGTGGCAGAACTTGTACGCATCGCAGAACTTGCACTGATACCAACTTGGGTCAGTGCTGATCGGCTGGGGCATACGTTCGGCCAATGCAATGTAATGACCTCGGCGCACCGCCTTCTCTGCGACATCCTTGTCGTACTTGACGCGCTCAGTATGTATGCGGTCATCGTCCTTGCAGATAGCAACGTACAGCGCACGATCAATGCCAGTGCCATGCATGTAAACCTGCATTTGGACAAGGTGTTCGGGCTTGGACTTCTCCACGCCGTCCTTGGCTAACGCATCAAACGATTTCTTGCTGTGCGTCTTAAACTCGGCCACATGCTTGGCCTTTGGTGCCTCGGGCACGCCCTTGTCAATGATGGCGTCTAGCGATCCAGAGACATGACTGCCAAAGTCAACACGGTGCTGCGCTGACACCTTGCGGACATCCAACCCAATGGCACGCAAGTCACTGATGATGGTGGCTTCCTCGTTCTGGCCCCTACGAAACAGGCGCAAGATACGGCCAGAAAACTCAGGCTGCACCGCCCACCGAAACGACAGCCAAAGCCACCTGTCACAGACATGGCCTAACGTACTAGCACCAAGGTGTGGTCGTGGTTTTTCAGGCTTTGCTTCATGCTGCTTGTCAATTAACGCTTGAATGGTATTATCGGGTTGGGGAATTTTCATTTGTTCTCTCCTTGAAGTAGATTTAGCCCCGACCTTAACCAGTCGGGGCATTTTTTTGCTTACTTTTTAGCCCAAGGTGGCGCAGCCTTTCCACTGGCTGCCGCTGGTGCTGACGCAGGCATAACGCTGGATGCCGCAGGCGCTACGCTGCCGGACACTGACTTAAAACCCCGCACTTCGTTGCTTGCGCCATATTGCGCGTCTTGCTTGATCTCTAGCTTTATGGCAATCTGACCACCGATCAGTTGGTCAGTGTCGGCAACCTTTGCCAGCCCAATAGCACGCATGATCTCGCCCAACTGCTGGCGTCCTATCTCTTCGGCCTTAGGGTTAGCGTTCTTGATGATTAAGTTGCCGAACACCACACGACCCTGATGGCTTGGGCCGGTGATGTCGTAGCGCAGCTTGATGTACTGGCCGTTACCAGCCTTGGTATCTTTAAGTTCAGCTTGGGAGATGGTGCATGTGTACCAACCAGCAGGCAGCGGCTCAAAGCTGCCTGTGTTACCAACTGGAAGTTCGTTGACATCGAAAGATTCGGTGAGAAAAGCCATGATATTTATTCCTTAACAGTGATTTTGAAAGATGGACGGCCAGGCTTGGCCGTAATTGCACCAGCCAAATGCTTGGTGATGGACTCGTCTGCTGATTTCCAGAGCGTTAGGTTTAGCTCTGGCTTCCAGCGGAACAATGTAGCCAAATGCTCGGTCAACCCTGATTCGGTCGCCAACATCTGCAACTTCTCTGAATCAACCTTGCGGTCAATCCGGCCAGAAATTTTGACAACAAAACCTTCAGGCTCTGTTGTCTCAGTAGACTCAAATGCATCAGGTAGCGCCAACTCCTTGACGATCAAATCTTCAATTTTCCGGCGTTCAATGACCGCATGTTCTTCAGCAGTCTTGTGGCGCAGCCAATCTGCGCTCAATGCTTTGAGGTCGCTCATTCGTCACGCTCCTTTAACATGGCGTCAGCTATGCGGTAAGAAACAAGCGCAGCATCTTCCTCATTAAGTACAGAGTCAGCGCTGACCGTTGCAGCAATCAACACTTGCATGGCCTTGGCAGCAAAGTAATCGCGCAAGGTCATGCCATCGTGCCCGTTGTAGGGCATCGGAAATGCTTGCAAGTACTTCATGCTTTGCCGCCGATCTTGTCAATGATTGCACCAAGGTCAGGTGCTTCCCACGCGCCGAGTTTGCCGGAGCGATCTTTGGCTAGCCAAAGGCCGTCTGAATCGCACATCAATGCACGCTGCGTTACGCCCTCGGCATCGCGCTCAACGCGCAGCGCCAGCACTTCGTCAAAGAAGTAGGGCAAGCCTTGTGTAAGACTCTTGCCGGGCATACCAGGGTTGTACAACATCTTGCCCATCTCGTCTGTGGACTTCTCCAGCTTGGCGCTCATAAACACATGCTTGTTGGGCAAGTCGCGGAATGCACGGATCAACTCTTGCATGGTGCTATTCATCTCGCCGTATGCTGCGCGGCCATCTTTAGACTTTTTCATCTCGTAATGCAAGACTACTTCAGCCACCTCGCTGATTGAGTCCAACGCAACAGACTGGTAGCCTTCAGCCTCTTTGCTGTCCTTGCACCAAGCAAAAGCCTCGCGCAAATCATCCATTGAAGCAATCTCAATGTAGGGCAAGTCAGCGTCCTGAATAGACAACAAGCCACCCTCGGCAGACAATACGATCACATTGGGCAACGTCTTGACCAGCGTGGTCTTGCCTGCACCGGCTTGCCCGTACACCAACAACTTCACACCATTAGCAGACAAGCTGCCCGTAGACTTCAAATTGATAGCCATTTGGCTCTCCTTTTTCACCCACTTCAGGAAATCTGTTCTGGGTGTGCTTGCACTGTATCACACAATTTAGGGTAAGATTCGGCCAGCGCAACAAATTAATTTAACAAAGGAAAAAGAACATGATGACACTTGAGCAAATACGAGAAGCTCTATCCGACCGAATGCCAAGCAAGGTGGCCGAGGCCACTGGTGTCCACTACAACACCATCAGGCAGATGCGCGACAACCCCAATGCGAACCCCACGCACAAGGTGATGATGGCCCTGTCAACCTATCTTGAAAGTCGGAAGGTGACGCATGGCTGACCTCTCAAAAGTCCTTGGTGGCCCGTGGGCACCAGCACCAGAAAAGCGGGTTGACCCGCCTGAAGTGCAACTTATTGACGCCATGCGTGCTGCGGGGCTGGAGCCGCCAGATCACATTGAGATGGACGGGAAGATTCACCGCTTTCGCTCGGGCACGAAGGGTGCGCCTGGCCACGGCGACAAGCCGGGCTGGTATTTGGTCTTTGGTGATGGCATCCCAGCGGGGCGCTTTGGCTGCTGGCGTGCAGGTTTTGAATCTAGTTTCCGCGCTGATGTAGGGCGCAAGCTCACCCAGACCGAGGAGATGTCCCACGCCAAGCGTCTGGCCGAGGCCAAAGCCTTGCGGGACGCAGCCATTGAGCGCCAGCATCAAGTAGCTAGCGAGACAGTCGAAAAGATATGGACAGGCGCACAGGCAGCGCTCCCTGACCACCCCTACCTTGCCAAAAAGGGCATCGGCGTTCATGGCGCTCGTGCCACGGGCGATGGCCGCTTGGTAGTCCCCCTGTACGATGCAGATGGCACATTGTCTAGCCTCCAGTACATAGACCACGAAGGCGGCAAGTTGTACCACGCTGGCGGGCAGACCGGCGGCAAGTTTTGGGTGGTAGGCTCATCAGATGAGCTAGGCACGCTATATGTGGCCGAAGGCTTTGCCACCGCTGCTACCATTTTTGAGGCTACAAACCGGCCTTGCGTAGTGGCCTACAGTGCCAGCAACCTAGTGCCGGTGACTGGCAGTTTGCGAGAAAAGCACGGCATTATGCAAGACATTGTGATTGTGGCTGACCATGACCAATCCGGCGTTGGTCAACGTTATGCAGAACAAGCATCAGCCAAGTACGGCGCACGCATGGTGATGCCTCCGATTCTCGGTGATGCCAACGATTATGCCCAAGCGGGGCACAATTTGGCCGCACTGCTCATGCCACCAGCAAATGATTGGCTCATCCCCGCAGACGAGTTTTCAGCCCAACCCAGCCCCATTTCGTGGCTGGTCAAGCGCTGGATTCAGTCCCAAGCCTTGGTGATGGTGCATGGCCCATCAGGCGGCGGCAAGACCTTTGTGGTGCTGGATTGGTGCTTACGCATGGCAAGCGGCATCCCAGACTGGTGCGGCCACAAGGTACGCCAAGGCAATGTGGTCTATTTGGCCGGTGAAGGCCACCACGGCCTGCGAGGCAGGGTAGCAGCATGGAAGCACCACAACAAGGCCGGAAAGCTCAATATGTGGCTTTCCAAGGATGGCTGCGACCTCAACACCCCCATCGGCTACCTCAAGGTGGTGGAACAGGTCAGGATGCTCAAAGACAGGCCAAGCGTGATAGTGGTTGATACCCTGCACCGATTCTTAGCAGGTGACGAGAACAGCGCCCAAGACGCCAAGACCATGTTAGACGCTTGCAACGCCCTGATGATGGAGTTTGACTGCTCAGTCATCCTTGTCCACCACACAGGCGTGTCAGACGAAGCACAGCACCGCGCCCGAGGCTCAAGCGCATGGCGTGGCGCTTTGGACATTGAGATCAGTATCGTTCCAGCCAAAGATGACCAGCCCATGCAGATCGTGCAGCGCAAGTCCAAGGATGCTGAAATGGCCCAGACGGTTTACGCCGAACTGCGCCAAGTGACCATCCCAGCTTGGTACGACGAGGACAACCAGCCAGTCACCAGCGCAGTGTTAGTTGAAGCCCAAGCCCCCGCTATCATCAAAAAAGACAGCAAAATTGAGAGCCACCGCAAAACATTTGAGAACGCATGGTGGGGCACAGGCGCTGAAGTGCGCGAGGGTTTACCCTACATTAGCAGGTCGGCACTTAAGGACAAGCTGGCTCAAGATGGGCGCAAACCACGCACCATTGAGAACGATTTGAGTCCGTCATATCCGGAAAAAATGATCGGTGCGCTTATCCTTTCGGAGATCATTAGCCCCATTGAACATGGCTGGATGGTGGTTGATGAGGTGCAATCGAGTGCCATGCTGGTGCGAAAAGGTGGGTAATTTCGTGCCCCCTAGCCCCCTGAATCCCCCTTTGGGGGGAATGAAGGTTAGGGGGCAAAACGCTCGAAAATGCCCCCTCCCCTCCCCTCACTCTCTTAAGAGTGAGGGGGTTAGGGGGCTTCGATGCTGCGAATGATTTGGGACAAAATTAAGATTGGAGAAGTAAGTGGACGCTAACATGACAAACGAAGTGGTGACCAAACATGCTGGCGGTAGGCCGGTGACTTTTGGGATTGAGAATCCGTGCTGGCTTGAGATGTGCAGGCAGATTTCTGAAGGTCGGAGTTTGAGCACTGCGCTGAAATCCGATGGGATGCCGTCCTACTACACGGCAATGATGATGCTGCGGAACAATCTGGATTTCAGGGCAATGTACGAGAAGGCCATAGAAAGCCGCGCAGACCGTTTGGCCGAGGAGATACTGGAGTTGGCTGACGAGTCCATGCCAA